AGAGTTGTACATATTAGCAGATCTGTTTTTGAATAGCGTTAAGAACAATCCTGTTTGTTCTGAAATGCTGTAGTTAGTAGAAGCCATTGTGTTTTCCTTTTAGTGTTAATTTTATTCCCAGTCATCAAAAGATTCGAAACCTTTCGGATCTTCTTTTAAGGCTTTTTTAGCAGGAGCTTTCGCTGACTTGCTGTAGACCTTAGTGTTTAGCTCCTTAACATCCTCCTCAACAGAGAAGTTGCGAGCTAGGATCTGTTGAAGGCTTTTCTTGTCAGCTTTCCCATCCCTGAGATATCGCGACAATTCGGCTACAACGTCACCATACTTATCTTCGGAAATGTTTTCTTCATAAGGTTCGACTAGCTTTCTTACTTCAGATATATGTGGCTTCAAGCTTGCATAATCCACAATATTTTCGTAAGTTAATGTATTTACATCAAGCCCCGAACTCTCATAAATTTCTTCCAATTCCTCAGAAGCTTCGACAAACGCATCTTCAGTTACATTTAAGGCTTGGCGAAGTGAATCCACTTTTTGGACAGTCTGGTTAAAGACTTCTTCCTGTTGTGTCTTCTCTATACGCTTCCGTGCAACATTCGTGTGCAACTCGTCTTTCTTTTTATGGAAATAAAGCTCTCGCTCTGTTTCCGTCATATCCATAAGTCTGCCTAGTTCTTCTAGGTTCGACTCCATGATACGTCTATATGCATTGTAAGGGTCTTCCCCGGACAATTCAACAAGATTTAATAAAGAATCCATTGGATTGCCGTCTTTTGCCTTTAATGGGGCTAAGACTGTAGAGATTTGCTCTCTAATTGTTTCTGTTTTCTTTATTAGATCCGATTTTTCAAACTCTAAAGTTTTCTTTTCTTTTCCAATCTCTGTAAACTTTTTATCCCACGCAGTTTTTCCTGAGTAGTTATTGATAAGCTCCTGAACTGGAACTTCTTCTACTTTGCCGTCAACCTTTACTTTGAACGTAGCGTCTGACGTTACATTAAATATGTCATCCCCCATTCTCATGCGAAGTTTTGACTTTGGTTTCTCTTCTTTATCTTCTTTAGCTTCTAGCTTTTCCTCTTCCTCTTCTTCGGACTCTTCTTCCTCAACTTCTTCCTCGTCCTCTTCCTCTATTTCTTCCTCATCTTCGTCTTCTTTCTCTGCTTTCTTTTTATCTTCTTTGATTACTTTGCCTTCGCTGTCGGCTTGAGAATCTTTGATGACTTTAAGATCTTCAGATACTTTTTCTTTAGCTTCTGGCTCTGGTTTGGACCAATCGTCGTCTGCTGTTTCCGCTTCTTCTGCAATTGTGTCAAAATTGTCGAAAGTTTCAAAAGAAGGGTCGTTAGACTCCATTGTCGCTTCTGTTGCCGCAAAACTCATTACATTTCTCCCTGTTGTTTAAGTTCAGCATCAACTTTCTTCATTGCATTAGATGGTTCTAATGTTGAAGGTTGTGCTTGTGGTTGTGTCGATTGGGACAGAGCTGGATTCTGCATTGCTGCCATTGGAGGTGGAGTAAACACCATAGGAAACTTAGTGAATAGTGCCATTTCGTTTGCAAATGCAGGATTCTTTACTGATTTTTCGTACGCAAGCATTTCAATAGCTGCGATGTAGTCCATAATTGCCGCTTTTGTTTCTGGGCGAATTACAAACTTATACTCTGGAGATTCTACGAAACGTGAGAACACTCCGTAGAATTCTACTAGACCGTCTGTGTTTTCTGGAGCTGGGGCTTCGTCTCCGTTAAGGATCATATCAAGACATTGCTTTGCAGTGTCGATTGAGTAGGTAACTTCGTCTTGGAAAGCTTCGACTAGGTTAAGTCCAAGGATACGGATCATCTCTTTCTTACCAAATAACGGATCTTTTTGGTTTGCTGTGTTTAGATCCACAATATCTGCCATACGACCAGCACGAGATGTAGATAGAACTGAATCGTTTTCTACTCTGATATCGTAGATTAAGTTGAAGTCAAACTTCTTGAACGATTGCATGAGGTAAGTGTTGTTCGCTCCGAGGATACGTGCCATACGACCGTCATTTGCAGAGTAGTACTGTGCCATACGGACAACTACTTTACGGTAGATGTCGAGAACTCGTTGCTTTCTATTGTCTGCAGTATTCGCCATAGCTTGGAACTGTTGGTCTTCCAAAAGTCTCATAGCTTGAGCTGCGGTTACGCCTTGAGGTACATTTCCACGAGAGATATCAAAGAGACGACCAAGCTTACCAGCACGTTGAGATATAAGATTAGATAGGTCAAGTTCTCCACCGTTAACGTAGTTAGTTTGAAGGATTTGAGGGGCAACTCCACCACGGTAAGCGATAGCACCAAACTCATTGTTAAGAGACTGCTTATCAACAGTACCTTCGGGATATACATACTTAGGTGCATTTAGTACTCCGTGGTTACGAGCAATACCAGACCAAATTGAGTTATTCATTCTGTATAATTGCTCAATGTTGATAATGAATGGTCTGCCCCAGAACTCGTCTACGCACTCGATGTCTTTGTCTTCTACAAATGGAAGTTCTTTGTCAGCGTATGGGAAATCGATCCAATCTAGGATTGTGTCTTCACAATAAACAATCTTAGCTCCTTCAGGAAAGTGCTTAGTAGGCTTGTGCCAAAATGTTCTGACCATAACCATGTTTTCTGGAATTGAAAGATCAGATGCTGACATATCCCACATAACGTGAGCATTTTCTTTAATCTTGTCTTTAGACTTTGGATAATCGGCTTCAACTTCTTGTTTGAATTTCCACTCAATAACTTCGACATAGTCGCATTCTTTAATAGATTTTTTAGTTTCTTCTGGGAAGAAGTTATACGGTAGGAGTGGCTTTACTTCAACGTCACCCATTCTCATGTCTTCGTCAGTTAGGTATTTTCCTTCGAGTACGATACCCTCTGGAGAAACTTTAGGGACTTTACCACCGTATTGTTTTTTCTTTTGTTCGTAGAGTGGATTCAATGGGCCAATGTCTGGATTCCAGCAGATCTCAGAAATAGTATGTCCCATAAGGAACATAATACGATCCATTTTAGAAACTAGACGATCAAACTTGATCTCTTCCATTCTAGATTGGCATAGGATTTTACACGCCTTGGCGTTATTGATATCGTCTTGATCAAAGTATGACTGAGGGATGAATGCTACTTTAGTTGTAGCTTTAGAGATCTCCGCAGTCTTTTGGTCTACTAAGTCCCACACTAAGTTGTCACGCATCTTAGGTTTCTTAGAAGATCCCGGAACATATCGAGTATTGGTCTTGGTTAATCCGTCACCATGTTCTTCTGACACGTTCTTGTACATTTGAATGTAACGACGGTACATGATGAATCTTTGAAAAGCTCCTTCATATACGCGATGAAATCTATCATTAAGCCACTTTAGGGTTCCATCTTCTGTTTTATCTTCTCTAAATTGAAATGGAACTACCTCTGAGGTAGATTTAACATTGTCTAAATCTTCAAATGTCTCAAACATGACTTATCCTTTAAAAATTATTTGTTTCCAAAATTTCGGCTAAAGGATCTTGATCCTTTTGCTTCTTTCCCTTACGTTGTAAGTTTAAAGCTTCTTCAAGAATTTTGCTATCGTCCTCTTCTGTTTCTTTTGTTTGCCCTTCAGATTCTTTTAACGGATCGTGCATTTGTAGAGGCTTCCACTCAATTTTATGAGTTGACCAGCGTTGAGCTAGTACAAGTATAAGTGCCGTGATGGATATTACGGTGGCGATTGTTGCCATGATAAGTGTAGGGATAACCAAGTTAATCATTCTATTTCTCCAGCGGTTTGTAGGACTGCGACTAGGCTATTGATTGCATCTGTTATGGTTTCTTTAATGCCCCCAGAAAATCTGTTATCGATCTTTGCAATATAGACTACGTCAGTTCCTTGTTTCATTTCCGACACCACAATAAACTGTGGTTGTGGGTATAGGTTCTTTCTTCGTTCTAAATAGTCTTCAATGTCGCTAATCATTCGTACCAATCCTCTGTTAAATCTTCGTTGAAATCGATGGGTTCGGAAATAATATCACTGTCTTCCATATAGTCAATTGTGCCCCACTCTCTTCTGTCTTCGGGGCGTTTGTGTCTTTCCCTTGGCACAGTGTTTAGGTGTGCTGCGTTCATTAAGTATCGTGCTGCGTCGATAGCATGGTCATTCTTCTTTGGAATCTTGCCATTCTCGTCGGTAGCGTACGTGGACATCTCTTGGATTAGACCTTTGCACCTGTCGGATATGACAAATAGATCTTCCAACAAGAAGTCTTTTATGACGGAGAGTTTTTCTTCTTTCTTGTTAACGTCTTTATCACACGGAGTAAGAGCTTCGTTATATTCTGCCATTACTTCGTTGTAGAACCATGATGCTGCGTTATCGTAGACTTGATACCAATCGTATCGTGGTCTAAGTTCGGTCATCTTGGCCTTAGCTCTAGGATAAATTTTCCTAGTGGACATTTCCATCTTACGTTTTTCGTAGATCTCGTCCAAGATTATAAGTTTCTTGGAGAATATGTTTACCGCAGCAAAGAGTGCAGCAAAGCATGACGATGATCCGGGATCGTAGGCGGAGTAGAACTTCCAGTCTTTAGGATATTGGGCAATTTCGGCAACTAATTGTGAATGCTTGACGACGTGGCGAGAGTTTCCAATGAATTCACCCTTCTCATCGTATCTTGGGATTTCTAGCATTGGGAAAATGGCGTTTGCACCACCGGGAACGATCTCGGCTTCGATCTCCCTCATGTATTTTGCCCACTCGCCTTTGTTTAGGGCGGCTTGTTTTTCTAGTTCTAGTTCTTCCTTATCGATATACGGATTCGTATGAGTGGGACGTTTAAAATACGCTCCACGGGGATCGAGCTTGAACTCTTCTTCAGTACGGACAAAGAAATGATCAAACAATTCGGGAGGCGTTCCCACGATAAGTAAAGGAGCTTTTTTCGCAAGAAGGTTATCCGCAAAACCTTGATGGAAGCGGTAGTCGTGATCTTTGAACTCATCATATACAGCTCCATCTGGGTTAAGACCCCGACCAGCTTCGTAGTTATCTGACCCTACTAGCTTGATAAACGAACCATTCTTAAATACTACGCGTTTATCTGTCTCATGGAAATCTGCAATGTACTTATCTCTGTGTACTCCGAGGAAATTTTGTAATCTTCCCGGCTTCCAGATAAGTTCTGAAGCCTGATTATAATATGGAGCTATGTAATAGAACTGAGCATTTGGAGTTGTCATTGCCCAACGGTGGAGTACGTACAATGACATCTCTGTTTTACCCCATTTACGTCCGCATCTTGTCATTACCCTACGTTTGTTCTCGTAGAATAATGCTCGACCCACTCCGATCTGTCCGGGATGTGGTTGCCATATAGAATGGAGATCCGCCAATACGGTTGCTAGGTATTGAGCGTCTTGAGTTAGACTTATTGCCAAACTTCAACACCAGTAATCGGGTGATATCCAACAAAGATCTTTTCTGAAGCAGGAGGAGCGATTAGATCCTCAAGTTCTTTGATTGCTTCGGCTATTTCTTCAGCAGGAGCGTCTAATTTTTCAACGTCCTTGATAATGTCTTCAACCTTCTTAATCTTTTTTGCCATAATCAATTTCCTTTAGTGCATATTTGCGGTTAAGTTGACAATGTAAGTGCGGCCCTGTGCCGTGTGGTTTATATACTATAATCTGGGGTGCTCCACTAGCGACTGCCCCAAATCTGGCGTACTTTTTTCTAAAGTATGCACATAATTCTGCGATAAGAGAGTCAGGTAGATCCTTTACTCTGATGTCCCACGCTCTACGAGTGCGGTGGGTATCGGATACTCTGTTAAGTTCCTTATCTTCTGCAGAACATGAGGTTGTTGCTGTGAGAGTTATCTCAATGCCATAGTTTTTCTGTGTCCATTCGTCCATCTCAGTAGCAATTTTCTGAGCAAGTTCGCACATATCTTTAAATCTAGCTGCGATTACGTCATCTTTGAACTTCATAGTAAGTCTTCTTCCTCTATTTCTTTAAATTCTGCTTCTACTGTGGCGAATGGATCATTTGCCAACGCCTTAACGGCTTCATCTGGGGGCAATAGTTTAAATTGCTTGAGATCTAAGGAGATATCTACCTTAGTCTTCCCAGTTCCATATCTTTCTGGGTTATCTGCCTTAGCAAGAAACACAAGTTTCTCCATTCTTAGCTTTTCGCCAGAGACATCTTTGGGATCATACACTTCATCTACAGAATGGGCTATCTTAGATACCCAAAATTCTGCCCGATGCTTACGAGCTTCCTCAATATCTTTAACAAATTCAGGATTCTCCATACACAATCGTACAAATTGCCCACGGGAAACTCCCAAGTCGGAGAGTATTTTACTTTCAATATAACCGGATGAGATTTTTTCAAGGAAAGATTCTTTGAACTGTTTCAGATCCGAGGGTCTTAGTAAGACGTTGCTCATAGAGATATAGTAAATTATGGGATGTGGTGTTGTAAAGTAGTAAAAATATTAGTTGATTGATGCAATGCAGTACTAAAAGTAAAAAATTGGAAAAATTTTTGTGGGGGTATATTGACGTTACTGTCATTCGAACCTTGGGGAGGGGGGAGTATCCCACCCATGCCATCACTCTGACAGCTACCTATCTGCTAGGGTACTCTTGGGTTGAGCATACCATCAGGAATATCCGCAG